GCGATACTCGCGTTCATTGCGTCTATGGTCTGTTTATCCGTATTGATGAGTTTCTCCTTCTCCATCCGCAAGGCGTTAATCTGGTCCGCCAGAGCCTTCTCAGCTTCAGTCAGATCGCGGTCCCGGCCAATGTTACTTCCCGCGGACGCACTACGCAACTCAAGAGAGGCGATGTCACTATCAAGTGTCGAAAGCTGTACTTTTAATTCATCATTCAAGGCTTTGGTCTTAACTCGCAGTTCATCACTCGCGTTTGTCGCGTCCTCCTGCAGCCGCCTAAAGTCTGCGACGCTGCTGCAGTTACGGTTTAGAATCTCATCATATTTTGCTAGACTTCGCTTAGTCTCTTCAAGCGCGAACCCGAAGTTACTTACCTTCAGCAAGGCTTCCTGATGAATGATGTTCGCTTTCCGCGTTGTCTCAGCGACTTTGGCGCTTAGCTCGTTCATGCGCTCTTGCTGCGCGACAACCTCGTCAATCGCAGGAGGCAGCAACCCCAAGAAACGGCCCAGACTATCAACGGCGTTCCGGAAAGGCTCAATCGTGTAGTACGCGGTGATCAGAATGGCGACCAAGGCAGCTACAGCCGCGACGACGATGAGTATCGGGTTAGCTTCCATGATCATGTTAAGGATTTGCTGAGCAGCTGCAGTCGCGGTTTCCGCGCCAGTCAAAGACATCATAACCGTCGACGCGCTTGCAACCATTGTGATCAGTGACGGAATAACGGTTAAGGCACCCTGCATTATCGCATTATTAACGTTGCCCTGCGCGAGGTTCACTCGTTCGTTGGCTAAAGCGCAAGCATCCTGCGCAATACTCAGTTTGTCCGCGGCATCCTTCGCCTGCGCGCTACCAACGCCGTACTTCGCAATGGCCTCATTAACGCTCTTCTGCGCTTGATCAACAGCTTCGTTAGACCGAGTGACCGCCAAATTCGCTTTCTCAAGAGCGTACTGGCTCTTCTCCACCCGATCCACAGTCATGTAAAGCGAGAAGGCGCCAGTCGCCACACCGCTGAATCCCGTGACAAGATCCTTTGTCGAAATCTCGGTCTTCTTCTGCGCTGCATCGACTTTAGTGTTGGCTTCTTCGACGCCGCCCATGCTTCCCCTGATCTTGTCAGCCGCTCCGCTGAGAACGGCGCTCGCCTCATCCACCGCCCTCAACAATATGGCGATCTCAGTAGTCATCGTCTTTACCCGACTTCAACTTGCCCCACCAGGCCAACCAACCCAGCAGAAACTCCCTCTGAAAAACCGTTAACTTACCTAATTCAACAAAAGAAAACTGGGGAAACTCGTGCATCAGCAGCCCGACTACTTGCGCGTCCTGGTTCTGCTTGATCCACTCTCCGAGGGCTTCGGCGCCGCCGGCAAAAAATCGCCGCCCTCAGTCACCAACGTCAACAGATCCGCGACCTTCGTCCCCGGGAACTTGCCCACATCCTCCTTCCGCAAGTCCGGATACGCCTTGTTCAGCATCATCCACAACATAGTCTTGCTGCGCTCGTCCTTATCCTCGATTTTGCCCAGACCAAGCATCTCATCAAACGACAAAACATTGTAGTTCACTAGCCCAAGCCGCCTGTGGTACTTCTGGCGCACCGCCTTCGCTTCAAGCAGCAGCTCCCTCGGGTCAAATAGCTTGCCCTTCGCAACGTCCTCAGCATCGTCCGCGGCTAAGGCTTCTTGGTACTCTACTATGCGTCTTTCCTTTTCTTCACGCATTATTTCCTTTTCTTCACTTACTACGTCATCGTCTTCGTTCACTGAATCCACTCTCCAGTCACGGCGCCTAGGCCGAGTTTATCGTTAGGCTCATGCCCTCGCCAGTCACGTTGTGCATTATGTAGCCGCTCTGCGCCTGCTTAACCGAAACCTTGTCAAGAATCGCGCTGTTAATCGTGTACTTCCACTTGCCCGCCGCCGAGCCTTCAGGACTGATTAGTATCGTGACCACGGTCCCATTCAAGACCTGGTTGATGTGCGTGCTATCGACAAACAGTTTGTCAAGCGAGAAAGTGAAGCTTTTGTTCCCAGCATCCAGACTATCCGGCTTGTCGTTGCCCATCACGTACTCTTTCATTTTCTCCGCGCTAACGTCCAAGTTCACGTTCTTCACGCTGCCAACAACGGTTACGCCGATGGTGACTACGCCGTTTCTTCCAATCAAACCCATTTTTTCCTCTACCTCCATTATTTTTGTTCACGTAAGACAAGGCGGAATTCCGCCTAGTCGGCCAGCAACTCGATAACCGAGGCCAGCCACTTGATCAACCGATCCTTAAGCAAAGCGAAACGCCTGCCCCGCACCCGAACCGTCCAGAAATGCAGGTACACCGGAAACAGGGGCGGCAACAACCCCAAAGCCACGCGACGGGCACGACAGTGAAGACAAGTCAGATGCACCCTCTTCAAGTCGAAACCGCACAGCTCGCGGCAAGGAAGCCCCACTAAGCCAGGCCCAACCTTCTTCGGCTCAATGTGGTACCACTCCCAAAACCCCTGACCCTCATCCATCAGGATCGACATCTTCTTGTCGCAGCCAAGGAGCTCAGTGAAACGCTTCTCAACGACCAAAGCCGATCACGCAGGAGTGTACTCAAGCGAACTTTGGAAGCGAACGACCCCGCCGTAATACAGCTTACTTTGCATCTTGATCTCGCCGGGGCTGAACAGAGTAGGTGTAGTATCCTTTACTGTTCCATTAAGTGTTCTGTCAGCGACTATGGCGTCAAAAGCATCCGCAAGAACCGTCAAGATCTCGGTGAACCAGTCCGCAGGCTCAGTCTCGCGAATAATGAGAATCACACTGAAATTGATTTTGCAAAGAAGAGCTTCGCCGAGCGTTTCCTGCTCGATAACAGTCTCTTCAGGGTTGATTATGGCCAAGGGCAAACTGGTTAAGCGGAACTGCTCGCCGAGGCTAACCGCCTTGATGTTCGTCTTCGCCTCAAGGAGAACCTTTACTCGGCTAAAAATTGCAAAATACGTTGCGTAGAATCCCATTACTTAGCCACTTCCTTGAATGCCTGCTCCCAGGTCTCAGGAATTCTCCTTTGAGCCTCCTCAACCGCGAAACGCACAAACGGCCGGGGCTTAGTCCCGGGATGCGAAACATACTTTGTGAAGATCATGCGACCGCCTGCAAAGAACGCCAGGCAACTCGCGTTAACGGGATAAATCATGTGTGGCCTAGTGCCATACTCGATAAATACTGCCTTCGGGTCTGTGACGTCCACATACGCCTCACCTACATTGATGGATTTACGGATGGATTCACGCATGAACCCTGTTCGAACAGGCGCCAACTCGCGCATCGTGTTGTAGGTTACGTCTGCAAGCAACTCGATGAAACGCTGCCTAACGGGGCCAGCAAGTCTCTCAGCCACTTGCTGCAGGTCAGGACCGCTAGTCCTAATCTCAACGGTGATCATGGCCTAGCCCGTGCCCGTCGACCTGTGAACGAAGGGGCTAAGCACGGTCTGCAGCTCCCTCGTGAGAATATCGCTGGACAAAAGCCTAAGCGTGAACTCGTCCTGACGAATAACAGGGTTAATCTTGCGCTGAAGAATCACGTGCATGGCGTTGCAACAAAGTTGAATAGCCACCTGCTTAATCGCTGAGGGCACGGCACTGTACCCAGCCGTATAGCTCACGCGAACACTGTTCTCAATCACCGCGGGAGTCTTGTTAACAAGCATCAGCAAGCCTTCAGGCAGCTTCACCATGTAATCGGGCTCAGTGATCGTGACCCACGTAGCCGTTTGGCCGTAGCCGCTGCTATTGTATTCAACCTTCGAAACCGACACGACAGGAAAGAACCGCAGGCTCAACCAAGGATAGGAGAAGTCAAGAAGCTCGTTCGACAGCGCGAGGCCAGCCGCCTCGAAGAACCCAGCCGGAACACGGCAGTAATTGTCAATTATGCCGTCCGCGAGAACTATGATGGTATCTAGGAACGTGTCGTACAAGGCATCAGTCGCGTAACCAAGATCCGAGTACGCAACCTTACTATTTTCCTTAATCTCAGTTTTTGAAAGATAGACCGTTTTCTAAACCTCCATGAATTGGAGAATGGAAAAGAACAAAAAATATGGAAGCTGAAACACGCCCAAACGCCAACGGCTACGGTGGCCCCGTACCCGTCTTCGCGGCCGTGCTCGGAAAATCTGTTACGGGATTAATAACCTTGTTGAAGTTGCTCATTACGACGTCCACGATGAATGCGATCGCAGATCCAAGTTGGTTATAGGGTGACGGCACAGCTGCTACAAATGGGCCACCAAAAGCATAGTATTTGGCAATGGTGTCCCTAAGTTGGGTCAAATCGTAGCTGCCGGAGTCAGGCTCCTTCTTTAAATAATTGTGCAGGAGGCCCGTTAAGTTTCTGAAGTACGCCAAGATCAGAAGGCCAGGCGATGACTCAACCAATCGAACCAGCGCCACGAGAATAGGCTGGAACCAATCGGGAACGCTGCTGAACGGGATTGTCTGCAGGTAGTCGGTGACGGCGACAAGTGCTCCAACGGCCACGACGAACACGGCTAACGCGAACAGAATATTTCTCTTCTTATCCATCAAATTCACCTCCCATAAGCGTAAAGGAACTACTTGTTAGCAACATACTCGGCCACCGAGCACAAACGCTTCAGAACCCAAGCCCTCAGCCTCTTGTGGCTGCGATTCTGCATGATCGTCAAGAAATACGGCGTGCAAGCCTCAACGGGCTTTATTTTGCCCGCCTTCAGAAGCCGCCACCCACAGCACCCACAAGTAAGGTGAGGCCTCTTCAACTCGTAACCGCAAAGATCAACGCATTCAGGGCTAAACCAATGGCGCTTGACGGGCTTCGACCCAGGAAGAGAGAGCACCTTGAAGCTGCCGCCCTTCTCGTCCACCGCGATGATCATGTCCGCGCTGAGACGAAGCATCGGCGTCAAACCATGAGCCAAACACAGTAACTCGGCCCTAGTCGCCTTCGTAAGATCAATCATCGTGAAAACCAAAAAAAGGGGAATCTTGCGAGACTCCTCAGAGATTCCTAGCTCGCGTAAGTGATGCCGCAGATACTGTCTGCTGAACCGCCTTGGGCGCCGCCGTCCATGTGCGTGATAACATAATTGCTTAGTTCCGTTGGCACTCTATAAATTTCGATGAGCGGGTCCGTCTGCAACGCAGCCCAAATGCTACTCACTTCCTTGCAGCCCACATACGCCAGCCTCTTCAGCGAAGCAGGAAACAAAGTGTCAAAGTACGGATCAGCGTACCACTCAAGGCCCAGAACCCTCGGCTTAATCCCAATGCCAGCCTTGAACAAGTCATTCAAAGCGCCATAGAACTGTGTCACCGCATGACTTGTGCCAAAAGCCGTCCACATGTTGCTTGGGCTTGTAACGATGAAGTCAGGTGGGAACCCGTGGCCTGCGACATGCTTAATTGCGTTAGTCACATCCGTGAACGTCAGAACCGAGCCGGAAGCCGCGCTTATCGTCCCGCCGGCAGTCGCCGACAAGGCAACCCCAACGTAGCTGAATATGCCCTGACGCACACATCCGCCATGAATCTTCCCCATCTTCTCCACGAAGTTAAGCGCTGAAGTGTTAGCCAGCAGGTCCGAGATCTTCGTCACCTTTCCAAAGGGCTTCAGGGTCACGGTACGCTTCGTCAGCGACGGGTCAGCAGCAGCCAAAGCGTCGCCCTCAGTCCACTCGCTGAAATTCGGCTGAGTTATAATTTGAGTGTCCACGGTTTTCCCAGAGCCGATCGGAACGGGCTCGACCATGCTAATCTCTCTAAGATCCGCCCAGTTACTTAGCTCCAAGATCGCTCTGGCCTGAACCATCGTGGGCAACGCGATGCTGCCCGTGCTCGTGAGCAGCTCCTTCACCGTCTTCTTAGCGAGATCACCATTGCTGAATTCGGCTAGTTTCTCTATGCACTGTCGCTTCTGCTGTGCCGCTAGAACCTCGCGCATACTTATCATGCCGGCGAGGCTATCACGCGTCTTGCCTTCCTGAGCACCCGTGAATGCTTTGAATTGATTAAGCAATTCAGTTAGCAATTCTTCTGTATTAGGCAAAAATATCATTCTCCTAAAACCTTTAAAGCCACATTTCGCCTCAGCGGGTCACCGCTGGGGAGTCGGAGGCTCAGCCGCCGTTAAACTGTGCACTAATAAACCTAGGACCGTGACGCTACTGCTTTGTCGACGCCTCGATTACTTCCATGCTCACAAGCCTGAAAGCGTCCGTCTTGCTGCACCCGTCTCTCCGGAGCTCGTGGAACCTGGCCCAGAACCCCTCCTTCGTCAAAACGCTCGGCCTCTCGCTCCGCTTCGCTTCAGCAACCTTCTTCTCAGCAGCCGCCTTGTCTTCGAGAACCTTCAGATCCTTCGCCTCAGCAACCTCGATCGCCTGAAACTTACCCTCGAGAGCGGAGACCCGCACCAGCAGAGCATCCTTCGCCTCTTCACATGGACTCTTCTTCTCTTTAAGAGCCAAAATCGGAGGAGAAGTAGCAGCGTTCGCTTGACGAATAGCTAAAACTTCAGGCTCAGGAGGAATCACTTCAACGCCGCACCCGTCACCTTTGCAGTGCCAGTTATTAGCTTGCCAATCGTAATAGTTGGCCACGTACCCACATTTCGGGCACTTGTACTGGTCAGATTCCTTAATCTTTTTGTTTTCCTCGGTTTCACCCTTACCATTTCCACTCAACTTTTCACCACCATTCAAAATCACTTGGAACGATTCAACAATCTTCTCCACGGGCATGATTCGCGTCAAAGGCACGCCGGGCAACACGTCCTTCGTCAACAAACCAAGACCCGTGTATACAAGACCCTTACACACATCACCATCAGCCGTTGGCTCCATGCCCTGCAAGCAACTGGCCTCAGTGCTAACCTGAAAGATCTCGCCCCCCTCAACCATCGAGAGAATGTCGCTGCCCTTCAAGAAGCCAAGGACGCACTCTACGGCGCCGTCCTCGTACTCGGCACCCTCAATACTCACACTACCCAAAGTCTTACCATCGTGGTTAAGATTGCAGGGCTTGCCCACAAGACTACGGGCGCCAAGACGGAGCTCGTCCTCCGTGTACACGACATTATTCATGCTGCTAAGCGGAAAACTAGCCTCAACTTCGAAATATTTCTTAGTCTCGTCCTCTCGAAGGTAACTAAACAAGTTCTTAGCCCAGTTGAAACTCTCTTGGCCAAGGCTCTCCTGAGGCCTCGCGTAGCTTTTAGTATCATCCAAACCCATCTTATTTAACCATGAAAAGTAGTTCTTCTCGCCCTCCACCTGGCCGTAACGCTTAATGAAGGCCTGATATATCTTCTCAAAATCCGGATATCTAGGCATACACATTTACTCCATTACCATGAGATTTACGCGCCAATTTCCAGCAGCACAAGAAAACAGCGGCAGTGCGGATGAACCATCGGCATAATCAAGCTATAGTCAACCGTCTGCGCGTACGGAAACAGCCTCGCCACGTCGTCTTGCGTGTAGGTCTTGGTATCGTGCTGCATGCACTGTTGGCAGGTCGCGTCATCCACGACCGCCACGAACATGTAATTATAAGTCGATTCTAAGAGGCCCAAGACCTCAGCAACCAAGCCAAACCTCTGCTTACCCACTACCTTCGCGCTACTTACCGTCGGACGCAACAGACGACCACGCACACCAGATCTCTTCCCCACGTGAATCAGGGAGATCCCGTGGACGCCGACGCTTTTTCTCCTAAGTAAACTTGAAATGTTAACCTTAATCGGCACGTTCACCGAGGCCACGGCCTTCCCGTGAACCCTGCGAGATAGGACCTTACGATCCAAGAGGCCAGCTTTCAGTCCAAGGCTTTCCCTCTGAGGCCTGATGACGACGCCGCTAAGCCCGATCCTTCGAAAAATGCTGAAGGGCACACTGTAGCCCCACTTGTGCGAGGCTCCTGCCTGAAAGGGGCACCCCATCGAACTCCCGTTTCTATACAGCATTTTTTAACTTTCCCAGTTCGTTCCCCAAAAAAGGGGAGGGTAAGGAGTTTAGATTACCTGATCTTCCCAAGTAAGTTTCACGGTAAGAGCTCCTAGCGCCGCTGGCACAACCCACGCTAAAGTCAATAGACCGGTGCTTTGGCTGTAGTGCCCCGCGTCGAAAGCTTGGTCTGAAACAACTTCCGTGCCGTTTATCTTTAAGCTCGCCACGAACGTTGCGGGCAACTTTGCCGCTGTGCTGTCAAGGACGGTTGCGGTGTACGTTACCGGGTCGCCCTCATATCCCGCGTGGACGTCAAGATCCTCGGTTGTCACGTCCACGGTTCTCGTTTCGCCCGTCGTGAAATTCGTTCCTGTTGAGTCGTCACCCACATATTTTACTGTCATGCATTCACCCCCAAAATTGTTAATGCTAACTGAGTGCTGCCTAAATCACCTGTTCCAACCACTGCAGATCTACTGTGCCTTCGCCGAAACCGCTTGGCACGTACCAGACTAGAGTAAGCAACCCCGTGCTCTGGCTGTAAACACTCGCATCCAACGCTTGGTCGGAGACCACGAGCACGCCGTCTAACCTTAGGTTCACCACGAAGCTTGCAGGTAACTTGCCATCGTCTTCATCAAGCACGGTCGCAGTGTAAGTCACTTCATCCCACTCAAACCCGAAGTGAACAGACAAATCCTCGTTGGTTACAACCACGTCTTCCTCTATTCCAGCGATGTTCACGGTTTGCCCGCCAACCGTTGTCCCAGCGCCAGCAGGCAAAGTTATCTGAGATGAAAACACGTCCCACGAGACAGTTACCTCGTCCGCGACGTCGTAACCGCTTGGGAACTGCACGGGGTCACTGAGGCTTATAGCATACTCTCCGACAGTATTAGTGGTTATAGTGCCTGTTTCGTTTTTAGTATCATTCTTTATGGATACGGTGACTCCTGACTGTGGAACCCCGTTTAGCGTTATGGTGCCGCTGACTACGAACGGGAATGCCTGAGGCGTTATTTCACCTTCTTCTTTTTCAATTTCTTGTAAGCAACCACGGCTAATCCAACTATGCCCAAGGACACTGCGGCAACAATGTACGGCGTCGGGTCTTCCCCGTAGTCTCCGCCTTGGTACGGGTACGTGTGAGTCCAGTTCCCAGCTTGATTGCAGAAGATGAGAAGGATTCCAGTCGTTTGATACACTCTTATCAAATTATTAGCAGACATGTTCTTCACGAACACGTACTGCGCTGCGGTTGATGAGTTCTGGTAAACAATGTAAGACCAGTTTAAGTTATCATAGTTCAGGCTCGCGTTTATGCCTGCTAAGGTGTATCCAACGTCGAACTGGAATATTGTTGCGTTATTCCATCCGATTGATAGCTGCCAAGACAATGTCAGGGTTTGAAGCCCAGTGTTGTTCAGGTTCCCCACGTTATCGGAGAACCACCATTCAAATTGAACGATTTCAGGTTGCGTTGCGTTGCTGTTTGTCGCGTTTAGGGTCTTGGTGATGCTTACTAGTTGAGATGTCGTTGTGAAGTTGATGGCTGTTTCATTCGTGAATGCCCCCGTGTTGTTGCATCCGAAGACGTATTGGCCGTTCGGGTGAAGAGCGGTTTCGTCGTTAACTGTTACGCTGAAGTTGCAAGCGGTAGCCCAGACCGTGCTGTTTGTGCTCACGCCCGAATAGGTCGGCTTAGTAACGTCTGGAATAGGAATCGTTCCGTCCCACGCTGCTCCCGTCGGGGTGAACGCCTTCCAAATCGCCTTAGTCGTCGTGTTCGCGTAGGCGATTACCCAGTTGTCACCGTAAAGCCTGATGCCTGTGCCCGACTCTTGACTGCATGGACTCTGAAACGTGAATGGGGCATTAGCGGCAGTGGGCCAGCTTTCGATGTCGGTTAAAGCTGCAACTGCTGTACCATTGCTAAGGTATGTTGCAAAAGATAAATCATAGTCCACATAGTCGTACCAGCTCATTGCGAAGGCCGTGCTGTTCAACGCCGAAACTTGGACGGAGTTGCAACCCGTGCCGGCGGCAGTATCCGCGTCGGTTGGGCCCGTCACCAAAGCCCCAGCGGAAGTGTAAACCGCGAACGTGGCGTCCTCGTCGACGCGGTCGAACCATCCGATAACAAAATGCGTGCTGTTTAACGCGCTCACCGAAACGGAATAACTGGCGCTTACAGCATCATCCACGTCTACCGCTGCCCCGATCTGGGTTCCATTACTGTCGTAGACCGCGAACGTGGCGTCCCCCTCGGCGGAATCGTACCATCCGACGACGAACACGGTGCTGTTGAACGCTGAAACAGAGACTGAGTAAGAATAGGTGCCTGAATTTGTGTCAGCGTCGATTGGCCCAGTTTTAGCCGTTGCGTTACCGGCTTCGTACACTGCGAACGTGGTATCGTATTCATCGCTATCATACCAGCCTATCACGAAATGCGTGCTGTTTAGGCACGATACCTGCACGCTGAATGATCCGCTGCTTACTGAAGTGTCCGCGTCCGTCGGGCCAGACAGTAAACTCCCGGCCGTGTTGTAAATTGCGAACGTGGCATCTAGATCAGTTTTATCATGCCATCCAACCACGAAGGTTGTGCTGTTGAACGCGCTCACGCCTATGCTCGTGCACAGTAGATCGCCTCCAGACGTAGTATCCACGTCGGTTTCAGCTAAAACTTGAGTGCCATTCGTGTCCCAAATCTGAAAGCTGAAATCATCATTCGTATCATCTGAGTAGA